GACATGGTGAGTTTTCAATCCAGTCAGCATTATTTATTCGTTTCTTAAACCCTTGATATTTTTCACTTGCATAGTTCACAAATATATTTGATTCTTTTTTTAAATCACCTACAATCCATTCTCTATGTAATTCAGGTGCCAACATATCACAACAAGCTGTCATACTACCATCATACTCTATGTAAACACCTTTGTCCATACTTGTACATGGTTCTGTTCTTTTATAATTAAAATCTAAAACTGTACCTGCTCTATTCATGCCGTTCTTCCAATAGTTTCTTGCATGTATAGTAGACCTTATATCTGGTAGTCTATATCTTATCCAGTCTTTATCTTTAAAATCATCAGGATTAATATCTTTTACTTTTATCTTTTTGCATATTTGATTTATTCTTTTGAACACACCCATTTCATCATACTCTACAACACCATTTTTTAGATATGCCTGTATAGCAATGTGGTCTACATATGAATTTAATAATTCTTCAATGTAATCTCTATCTATATAATCTGCATTTGTATTAATACTTATTTTTGCATTAGGTATATAATAGTTTATCATACGACATCTTTCTAATATATCTTTTTTATGTGATAGAGGTTCATGATATCTAGAAATATCTATACGACCATCAAAATCAATTTCTTTTAATTGTTCTAGAATACCTTGAAACATTATTCTATCCATGAATATAGTTTTATTTTTATCTTTTCTATTAACATCATCTCTAGATAATGGACAAAAGTTGCAAGTTCTATTACAATAGTTGTGTGTACCTATTTCAATAGATTTTATATTTTCTTTAAATAGTTTCTTTTTATATGATAGTTGTTTTGCTGTTTTAATATTCATTTACTCACTTGCCCTGGCCATTGACCTCTAGGTAAAAATGTATGTGTTACTATATAGTCTTTTTGATTTCTATTTGTAACAACATATGCCTCTATCAAATCATAATTATTTTCTTGTGCCCAAATAACTCTTTTGTTCCCTGTATGCACACCATAACCCTCTACAAAATCACCTTCTAAATTATGTCTTGGCCATCTTTTAGATTTCATTGGTTCCCAATAATCATCTAAGTGTACTAATATAACAGGCCACAACATACCTACACTTTCAATACTTTCTGTAAATGGTTTCATTTTATTTTCAAGCCAATTTCTAGGTGCTGTAATAAGTATATCTTTCACAGGAAACATTTGTGTTTTTAATTTAGGTCCTTCTTGAAAGACTTGACCTGGTACTGTATTATTTGCTCTTAATATTTTCATAACCACACTTTGCAATATAATAAGCATCCACAATATCTGTTATAGGATTAGATAGTGTTTGCATATCAAATGTTTTCATTAAATCTGTTTTTGTATCTTTACAAAAATGTTCGTACATCAATTCTTTGTTTGCATTGCCTTTGTCTGTTGCAAACTTTTTAACAATACTAGGTACAACAGTTTCATATTTTAATTTTTTTGATAATAAGTATGACTTTAATATACCACAGTTCTCTGCTATTTGAAATACTGCCTGACCCTTACTACCGTATGAATAACCTTCTATATGTACAGTTTGATGACCATCAAATAAGTTCATATCACCATAACTTCTTATTGATACTAATGCCCATTCAGCAAGATTATTAAATCTAACAATGGGGTCGGTCCATTCTTTATATTCACTACCTATTATATTTTTACCAAACTTGCCTATGTATTTTTTCTTAGATGATACATAATAAAATTTACAATTTTCAAATGATAGGTCACCGGTTGCAATACAGATTGCTGGTGAATTTAAACTGTAATCAATCCCAATCGATTTTATCTTCTTCATCTATAAATGCCTCATCTTCTAATTCGTGTCCACAAAATGGACATGTTAAAGGTGCTGATGGATGTTCACCATCCCACCTTATTTCATACGGCGTATCGCAATTATCACATACTATATTCAGATATTGATATTCAATCATAATTTAAAGTTACTAAATGTGTCCTTCTCTACATCTTGTTTAATACCACCAATAACATAACTTTCTATTTCAGTTTCTTGTGGTGCATTTTGTAAACCTTTAGAGTTTAACCAATGACTAACCCATGGTAATGGATTTGTTTTTTGGTCATACTTAGGTTCTAAACCTATAGTTCTCATTCTTCTATTTGCCATGTGTTCTACAAATCTATGTAAAAGTTTTTCAGACAATCCTATCATAGAACCTTTTGTTAATAAGTATGTTGCCCAATTCTTTTCTTCTTGTACTGCATTATCATACATGTCATAAACTTCTTGTTCAGTATCTTTAATTACTTGTAACATAACTTTATCTTGTTCATGTTCACGATAGTTATTAATAATTTTTTGAGATATTGCTAGATGTTGTGATTCATCTCTTGCAATAAAAGATATAATCTTAGCAGAACCTTCTAATTGTTTTAGTTCACCAAATGCAAAACTACATGCGAATGATACATAAAATCTTAAACCTTCTAAAATATTTACTGTGCATAATGCAAGCCATAATTTCTTTTTAAGTTCATATTCATTTATATCTTGGCCCATGATTTTTTTATAACCTATTTCAATCAAGTCATCATATGCTTTTGTAACTGACTTTGCTCTTTGTTCTATCTTTTCATCTTCTATTATAGTGTCAAATACTTCATTAGGATTAGGATATAAGTTCTTTATAATATATGTGTATGACCTAGAGTGTATTGTCTCCATAAAATCCCATGTGATTAGACATGATTCTAATTCAGGTAAACTACAAAAAGGTAAAAATGCAAGTGCTGGTCCACGACCTTGTACACTATCTAACATAGTTTGATATTTTAGATTAGATGTAAATATAAATTTATGTTCATCTCTTAGATTCTGATAATCGTTTCTATCTTTTTGTAAAGATACTTCTTCAGGTCTCCAGAAGAAACCTAATTGTTGTTGTGTAAGTTTATCAAATATAGGATACTTAAATGTATCATATCTTTGTACTGCTAAATCTTTACCAAAGAACATTGGTTGTTTAGTAAAGTCTAATCCTTTTTCTTTATTAAAAACACTTTTTATATTGTGCATGATTCACACTCCTCTTCTGTTAGTTCTTCTTCCTTGTATGTTGAATCATCCTCTAATACATCAGGTTTATCATCTTCATCTGTCTTACCATCATATGTGTTTTGATAGTAAGATGTTTTCCATCCTAGTTTATAAGTAGTCAAAAGGTCTTGTGCCATTACTGATAATGGTACTTGATTCTCCTCATAGTCTTCTGGATTGTATGACCAGTTGCCTGATATCGCCTGGTCAAAGTACTTCTGCATTACTGCAACGATATTTATATATCCGGTGTTTCCACCCATGCCCCATAGTAAAGTGTATTTACTTTTCAATGATAAGTATTGTGGCACTACTTGTTTAAGAGGTCCTTGTTTAGACTTCTTAACAGATAAAAAGTCTCTAGGTGGTTCAATGCCGTTAGTTGCATTTGAAACCACACTAGAGGATTCTGATGGCATTTGAGCTGATAGAGTGCTATGTCGGAGACCATGCTCAGTTATATCTTTTCTAAGTGATACCCAATCACAAGATAGTTTACGATTTACAATCTCATCTACCTCTTTTTTGTAAGTATCAATAGGTAAGACGCCATCAGAATATTTTGTTCTGTCATAATATTCACATTTACCTTTTTCTTTTGCAAGATTATTACTTGCCTTCAACAGATAATATTGAAAGTGTTCTGTTAATTCATCTACTGCTTCCCAAGCACCTTTTTCATCATATTTGTATCCTGTTTTCGCTAAATAATGTGCAAGTCCAATGTACCCAATACCAAGACTTCGGCGTGCTTTTGTACTGACTTCAGCTGCCTTTACAGGGTATCCTTGATGGTCAATTATCTCATCTAAAGCTCGCACAGATAAGTCGCATAGAGTGTCTAGGTCATCAAAATAGACTAGTTTACCCACATTGATAGCACTTAGTATGCAAAGAGCAATTTCCCCCTCACCATCAATGTGCTGTAATGGTTCAGTAGGTAATGTAATCTCTTGACATAAGTTAGACATTCTGACTAAATCTTTAAATGATGAGTGAGTATTGCAATGGTCGATATTCATAATATAGATACGACCTGTTTCTGCCCTTTCTTTTAACATAGACATAAACAATTCTTGTGCATTTATCTTCTCTTTATATACTGAAGTTTTTCTTTCTGCAGCTAAATATATTTCATCAAATTTTTCTGTACCCCAATTCTCATATAGTTCAGGCACTTCATGAGGAGAGAATAAAGTTATGTCTTCATTCTTAATAAATCTTTCATAGAACAATTTAGATAGTTGTATTGAGTAGTCTAATTTTCTAACTCTATTATCATCACTACCTTTATTATTTTTTAAAACTAGTATGTCTTTTATTTCTTGGTGCCATATTGGAAAGTGTACAGTCGCACTACCACCTCTTACACCATTTTGTGTACAACATTTTACTGTTGCCTCAAACTTTTTCAAGAAAGGAATAATGCCTGTATGTTGTACTTCACCACCTCTAATTCTAGAATTGATACCTCTAATACGACCTGCATTGATACCTATACCTGCTCTTTGAGCAACATATCTACCTATCGCCATGTCTGATGTAAAAATAGATGGCAATGTATCATCACTATCTACTAATACACATGAAGCATATTGTTTAAGTGGTGTTCTTACACCTGCCATAACTGGTGTAGGAATGTTTATTAAGTGTTTACTAATTGCACGATAATATTTTTTAATGTAAGTAAGTCTTGTTGATTTAGGATAATTATGAAATACAGTAGCTGCAATTAACATATACATAAACTGTGGCGTTTCGTATATCTCTCCTGTACTTCTATCTTGCACTAAGTATTTGTCAATGACTTGTCTTAGACCTGCATATGTAAAATCATAATCTCTTTCATGTACAATCCATTGTTCCATTCTATCCCAATCTCTTTTATCATACCACTTATCTAAATCTTTATCATAGACACCTAACTTGATACCCTTTTGTACTTGGTCATGTATGTGTGGGTGGTCCCAAAGTTTTCTGTTTAATTGTTTTCTTAGACCAAATAATAATAGTCTAGCAGCCACATATTGATAGTTTGGTTTTTCTAATGATATTAAATCTGCGGCTGACTTAATTAGTATTTGTTGAATTTCTTGTGTTGATATACCATCGTGGAATTGTAAACCACTATTCATCTCTACTTCTGAAGCCGATACTCCGGTTATGTCTTCACATGCATGTTCAACCATCTCATGTATTTTCTCAATGTCAAGAGGAACTTTACCACGCCCATTTCTCTTGATTACATATATATTATGTTCTGTCATATTTGCACTCTCTTATAAAAATCAAGTTTAGCCGTTGCAGCTAAACCGTTAAATGTATTGTTCTGAATGATATCAGATATCTGCTCAGAAGTCAAGTCTGAAAGAATCATATCATTAATATCTTTTTGTTTTAAATCATCAGGCCATACCACTATGTTGTAACCCTTGTCGATTACACTATACATTTGTTTGATGATTTCCCGATTTCTCGGTTCGTTATCATATATATAAGTTATTTGCTCTTCAGGTAGAGATTTTTTTATATTTTTTAAGTCTGCACCTGCAGCTGCCAAACAGTTGTCTAAAAACAGACTATCTAGAGGACCTTCTACTATTTTTATTGGTTGTAAAAAGTTTACTCTTTCTAATCCGTAGATTTTTTGTTTACTCTCATCTAACTTAATCGTGATATATTTGGGTTGTTCATTGCCAAAAGCACGACCTTGAAATGCAAATAACTTGCCTGATTCATCATAGAAAGGTATTATCAATCTAGGATAATCTTTATTAGTATTTTTGAATGTACCTGGTTTAACTTTATTTACTAATGTCATAAACTTATCACAAAAATATAATAAGTCTAATTTGTCTTCAGGTATCTTTCTATCTAATACAAACTTTTTAGCAGGATGTGTATCATCTAATTCTGAAATCTTTGTTCCTATATCTGGTGATACAATTACTTTGTCAAACTTAGGTTTGAAATCTATTTCTTCTTTCTTAGCAGGTTTCTTAAATTTTTCAAAACAATATTCTGAATATAATTTTTGGTCTCTATCTTTAATAAAGTTAGCCATGTTTGTGCCGATACCACAATTATGGCATTTATAGAACATGTCATTTTTTACTGGATACAAATACCCTCTTGCTTTAGTTTTATCTTTGTGAGAATCACCACAGTAAGGACATCTGAAGTTAAACAGATTGTTTCCTCTTTGTTTAAACTGCTCTAATCTGGTAGACAGAATATTGATATATTTTAAATCTATATAATTTGACATAACACTTGTGTTAGTATATAGGAATACTCACAATATGTCAAGTCTGGTTGAGTGGTTAGTTTAGAACCAACCTGCTGAATTGATGATTTTTGGCATGTTTTTTGCCAGTATGAATCCTATTGCAAGAGCACCACCAATAATTAACCATCTCCACTTTTCAAGTACAGATACTCTTCCGTCAAAGCAAGATTTTAAGGTTTTCATTTCTAGTAGTAGTCTTTTTTCGACCTGATTTATATCTCTTTGTAAATCTCTATATACCATATCCAATTCTTCACCCCTTTCTCTGACTTTATCAAATAGTATTTCTTCAGTCTTTTCTGATTGGGAAAGTTTCTGTTCGTGAACAGCTAACATTTGTTTTATAGATGTTGATACATCTGTAAGTTTGTCTATGGCAGTATCAAGTCTAGAGTGAATTAGTTCTCCATTCTTAATATCTTTTTTTATTCCCTCAACCTCTATGGCGAGATTTTGTAAAGTATCTCGAGCCATATTAGTTTGAAAGTGGGTTGCCTGATTTTAATTGTATCTCTTTAATCTGCAATTTTAATAGTTCAATTTCTTTTTGATTGATTTCAGTTCTCTTACTATTTTCTGTTACAGTTGTTTTTACACCAGACAAAGCATCCAGTTTATTGTTTGTTACGCCAAACCAAGTAAAACCACCACCTATTGTAAGGACTAATCCTACAGCGGCACCTACCCATTTGATGTCTATATTTTTAAACATATATTACCTCTTTAAATCTCGTAACTCTCGGTAGAGTTTGTTCTTTTTATTATTTATATCTATTAGTATAGACTGTTTTACAGCAATTGGGTCATTATCTCGGTACGCTAATTTGGCGTCTGCATATATTTGTTGCTGTTCAAGTATATTTATATCTTGAAAGAAGTCTGGGTTAGGTACACCATTCATTCCTGTATCAGGATAGAACGATTTACTTGCATAAACTTTTAAATTAGGACCATCTGTTTGAATACCTTTTAATCTGATTAATTGTGCAGCCCTAACCCTATCACTTACTTTCTTTAAGTTTGCATTTACTTTTGCAATTATCTTTGCTACTTTATCTCCTATTTCTTGTACTTCAACACTTACAGTTGTTGTAGTATCAGATACCTCTTCTGTGTCTGTGTCTGCCTCTGCGACAACACTTTCTTCACCGCCCTCCTGTGTCGGTGTATTTTCTGATGGCGTATTTTCATCCATTGAAGATTCCTCAGATACCGTTTCTGTTTCTTGATTGGTATCTCCTTCTTGACTAACTTCTTCAGACTGTGTATCTGTTTCTGGTTCAGATGTAGCACTAGTGTTTTCCTCCTGTGGTGTTTCTGTTGTTGTTTCCGTTGTTACAGTTTCGTTTTCTGATGATTGCACCTCCTCTCTTTGTGGTTGATTTTCTTCCATTGTAGGTTCTGAAGATGTCATACTATCATCTTCACCCATAGCGACAGGTTCATCTTCTTGGACCACCTCCTCTTCCATCGCCTGTGGAGTTTCCATTTCAGGTTCCGGTTCTGCCATTGCGACAGTTTCAACCGGAGCTTCTTCTAGAGTTTCTACATTGGTTGATTCTTCTATAACTGGTCTATCTTCCATAACTGGTGTTTCTTCCATGATAGGACCTTCTGACACCATTGTATCAGGTGCCTCATAAACTTCTTCTATCATTGGTGCGCCTTCTGGCATTTCTATTGGCATGTCCATGTCTACCATAGCGTCCATAATTTCTGTAACTGCCTCTGTTGATAAATCTTCTGGCATGTCCATGTTAAACATATCAGCAAATGCTGAAGACATATCTTCAAATGCCTCTACTGTCATTTCTGTGAATGATGGTGTTTCCATATTAGGCATATCCATGTCTATCATAACAGGCATTTCTATATCCATATCAGGCATATCCATGTCCATTGTTGGTTCATCCATTTCTATGGGTGCCTCTAATACCATTACACCTGCCATTTCATCATCTATTGTTTGTTCTAATGTGGCCACAGATAAAGTTTCGCCTACATACATCTGTTCTTCCATATTCATTTCAGGTTCTACAAAACCCATAGTTAGTTCCATATCTAAACCACTATCCACAATAATGTCTTCTACCATCTGTGTAAATGTTGTACCACCTATTTCTTCATTCTCTAACATGTCAATAGCGTCCTCAATTTGAGTATCAACATTTTCTAATTGTGTAAGTGTATCTTGTGAAATTTGTGGTACAGGATTTTCCTCATAATCAATAGTTAGTGTTGGGTTTTTTATATCTACTGCCCAATGTGAAGTTCTTTGAGTTGATTCTGCAAAGTCAAATCTAACTGCAATTTGAAAATCTGTTGCTGTATTAACGCCTTGTACATGAGTATCAGTAAATGTATCATAAGTACCACAGTTTGTTCTACCACATGTAGATAAAACTACATCTCTAATTTGTGTTGTAACATTACCATCACTATCTGTAATTGTTTGTGTCATTGTTGTAGTTGATGTTGCTGTATTCCAATGCCAGATATCTGCACCCAATGTAGATGACCAACCATTTTGAATCTGTGCCTCTGTCATATTAACATCATCTGCAAGTGATACGCCAGGGTGCATTAAATGGTCGCCATTTACCATCGCACCTATATTATTGCCGTGATTGTGTGTAGGGTCTGTGCAAGTCCACTCGTTGTGTGGTTGATTGTTATTAAAGAATTGTTGTGGTATTACATTACCTGATGATACCACATCGGCAACACCTCGGTAAGGTAATAATATTAATAATAATAAAAGTAATTTTTTCATATTAAATTAAGAAAAATACAAATAGTATAAACCCTATAATTTTAGCAGGAGTGATTACTTGTTCGTTACTTTTTTTTTATCTTCAGCAATAGTCTCTTGCAATTTCTTTATTTCTTCTGCAAGTTCATCAGTTTCAGAAGTATCACCTTCTACTTCTTTTTTAACTTCAAGTTTATTTTTCCACTCTTGTAATTCTTGTTTCTTTTTAGCTTCTTTCTTTTGTTGTTCGATAGTCCAAAGTCTCTTTGTATACATTTCATAATCAGGTCTTAACTTGTCATATTTTTTCCACTGGTCTGAAGCTGCCTTACCTATTTTACCTTCAAACGGACATGGTGTGCCTGATTGTTCCATTGCAAAGAACACTCTTTCATCTTGACAAAGAATTGACACAGCGGCCACCTTCATACCTAAATCTGAAAGTGTTTTAGAAAGTTTGATACGCTCACAATTCTCATCTACCATATATGAGCCGCCAGATAAAGATAAACCAATTGTTGAAACACCACCAGAGATACCTACTAAACATAAATCTTGTGAATACGCTGACATACTTGGCGCTGACGCCATAGCTGATACTCTTGTGTCTGTACCATTTGTTGTGGTAGTATTAGTTGTAGTGTTTGTAGTTGTACTTGTAGATTGACCAGCTTCAGAACCCGAATAAGTATTGTTATTCGTGGTTGTATATCCACCGGTTATATTAGTATTGCTACCTGAGGTATTAGTCTGTGTATTTGTGTCATCTGCAAAACCACTAAGTGGTATCATAACTAAACATAATAAAGAAAATATAACTTTCTTCATTGTCTATTCCTTGTTTATCTACTATTATTTAGTAATTTTTTTTCTTCTAATCTTCTTTTTTCTCTCAATTTTTGCTTTTTTTAAGCCTAGTTTGATGAGAAGACTATCTACTAGTGATTTTATTTTATCAATCATTTGTTTTTCTCCTTTTCAATGTTATCAAAATATTTTTCTAATTCTGTACCTTCTGAACATTTTTCTTCACCCATAGGTAAATATTGTGCAAGAGCACCAGCAGAATTTAGAATACTTGTTAATGTACTCATAGGCAATCTTGTTAAATCTGCAAGTTGGTCTTTTGTTAAGTTGTACTTATCTTTTATTTTATTAAGCACTTTATTATTCTGTGCCTTTAAAAAAGGTTTCATTGTACCTGCGGCTTGTGATGTATAAGCTGCATTGATACCTACACCTAGACTTTGTTGTCCAGCAGGTCTATTGGGTGCTTTATCACCTAGACTTGCCATAGGTTTCATTGTAGGAAAAGAACCTAATCTAAATCCACCTAGATATTCTTTTAGTTCTTGAAATGTTTTCATTTGCCTACTTTAAATTTTTCACTAAATGATTTGTATTCTTTTTCTTCTTTAAATTCTATTGTATTATCTATACCACAAAATTCATCTATCTTATCTTCTAATAAATCTAATGTCTGATTAACACCTTTTAAAATGTTATTATTGTTGTCATCATTTTCTTTGACCATCTGACCTATTTTTTTCTTTCTTTTTAATGTTTCTTTTTCATTATCTTTTCTATACTTATTGTATGACTTTGATAATGGGTGTCTAGCATTAGGTGCCATATCTACACCACCTGCTGATACTGAATTAGTTGGGGCGTCTTCTTCTAGACTTGACCTATCTTGCCACTCGTAAGATATTTTATCTGTTGTTATAGCACCACCTTTTGCCCATGTATTACAAGTTCTTTTACTATGACATTTAAAGTCATGCATCCAACAGTAACCTAGTTCACCTTCGCCATCACTTGCAACGCCAGGCATACACTCTTTCATTCTAGGTGAAATATCAAATGCGATACAGTTTGCACATAAAGACATCTTAGCTGCCTTAGTAGATGTGTCCCATTGTTTCGCAATCTTTTCCCAGAAATCTCCAGGTTCATCTACATTAAGAGGACCATAACCATGTTTCTTTGTTGTTAAGTCTCTGTTCTTTGTATTTAAATCTACATTACCTACTGACTTAGGACATGTATGTTTGTCTTCTGACATTTTATTTACTATGTCTTCAGTAGTAATCTTTGTTAAAAATTCTTTATATTTTTGATTTGGCATATTCTTTTTCTTCTACGATAGTGTTACCTATTTGATAACAGTCAATACCGAAACATGTATTAACAGGTTTATCTTCTAAAGGTACATATTCTATAATGTGTCCTTCTTCTTGTAAAAGTTCTTCGTAAAGTTTTTGTTCTTTTAAATACTTTACTATTGTACTTTCTATAAGTTTTTGATGTGGTTCAAACTCTTTGTTCTCTCTTATCAATGTTGCAAGTGCAACAGCAAAAGTTCCTAGTTTACCACCTAAACCTACTTTCTGCAAAATTCTTTTTAGATTAAAAACAAATCTATGAAGCATTGTATATGAAGATTTTTCTTGTGAACCTTTAAGAGTTCTCCAAGGTTTTAAAACTTTACCTTGTTTATCTATAATACCATACTTAAACGCCTCTTGTTTATCAAAAGGTGTTACTAATAATTTCATTATTCTATATGTTATTAATAAATCTACAGCTCTACTTGCCATTATAGTTCCTCTAACATCTTTGTAATCTTTTCATCTTCAGCAATGTCATCTAATTCATTCGGGTACAAATAGTCTAAGTAACTCAAAATTGACTTTAAGATAGGCCAATATACTCGGTCTATCTTAAACAATAGTAAAGTAGTAGCAGTATCCGTATTAAAAACATTGTGTAATACTACAATGTGATTAACTGCCAATCTCACTTTCATATTGCCTGTCAATTCATACTTACGAAATAATCTTTTTAAATACTTAAACCTTTTTAAATCATCATTAAACTCTACATCTTTTTCAAGTGTAGGGTTGTCATAACTTTTCATTGCATAAGTCAACCAATTATCATTCGTAATTGTTTCAAAAACCATAATATACCTTAATTAAATTAAATTAATTTTGCATAAACTTTAAATGTACCATTTGATATTCTTTCATGTTTAACTTCCAGTTTTAATCCACCTTCTTTTACATGTGAAATACCATCATCATTTATGTCTGAACCATCTGTATCTTTACCAAATCTGCCACCATGCCTTTTCATATCAAAAGTGTTAGTGCCATTTTCACCCTCTATTGTACAATCACAATGTAGACCTACTCTAGATAGTTTTTCATTTAGTTTGTCTAATGCATGTTGTGGGTTGATGTATTCACCCTCTGCGATAGAACCAACAAAACCATTAACTACTTTAAGAACATCTTCATCTTGTACATTGAAAGCCCCTATTTGGCTGTCTTCAACAGATTTACCATCAACAGTTGTACCAACAGCAGCCGCTGTTTTAACACCACTTTCTGATATATGTTGTTTAAAAGTTTTCATTTGTCTTCCTCGTTAATTTCAGATTCATCGGCGCTCTCTTCCTTCGCCAATAAATCCTCTTCAAACTCTTTCAAGTTATCTTCTTCTTCTATATGTTTTTTAAGCGACTTCACTTGCCTTGTCTGCCTCTTGTCTTGACTTTGACTTGTTACCTTCTTTCGACATAACTATCAATTTGTCCACTTGTTGAACCGCCCCATAGATAGCATTAAGATTACTCTTTAAATTTATCAGTTCTTTTTCAATAAGTTTTATTTTTTCTTCAGTAGATTTATAATCATCTTCTAAAGTTTTTCTCTCTTCCATTAATAACTTTTCATCAATTGTTTTCGCCATGATTAACTCCTATAATATAATTATGATGTAGTATAGCCGTTACCTGCTATAATGTTCCAGTTTGAATTTTTAAATAGTAATGTTACTGTTTCACCAGGTGCATTTAAAAGAACATTTGTATATCCTCTTAGATTACTAGGTGTAATTGTAAGTACATTAGTGTTACTTGTAGATGTGTTGATGATAGTCTTTACTTGACCGTCAGCACCATCTGCTAATGAACAGGCACTTAGCGCCGATGTAGCGTTAATCTCTGTTATTGCTGTTGTAACATTAATTGCGATAGTTGTTGAACCATCTGCTGTTTCTGATTGTGAAGTTTGTTTTAAACCTAACCATGAAGGTATGTTATTAAAAACATCTTCAGCAGCTATCTTCTTATTGACTGGTGTACCACTTGGGTCATCTACAACATGAAATAAATCAGCGGTAGCTAATGAATCTCCTAAGTCAGTTAATGCTGTTATTTTTTTGTCTGCCATTTTTTTCTCCTAAACCCTTTCGGGAATGCTACTCCATGCATACACATGGACCAAAGTGAAAGGGAAGTCTGCACGAAAGTTTCCTTCCCTTTCTATCATTATTTATATGTTATGATACAGCGGTTGTTACACCTACAAGTATCTGAGCAGAACCTGATGAAGACCCTGCTTTAGTTTCTTCTGTAAATACGGTAGTAGAACCTGTTTTGTAAACAGCATTACCGAAAACTTCAGCATTACCTGCTGGTCCACCTATTGCTGAACCACCTGCTAAATCTCCTTCAGTAACGGCTGTACCATCACCGTCAACCAGTGCTGAAGAACCATTAGTTCCCAAAGTATATGTACCATGTCCCAAATAACCACCAGCAACAGCTGTATCTGGTATAGTACCTCTAAATGTTAGTTGGTTAGTTCCTGAACCAGAATAGTATTGCATTTTCAAACCACCATCGGATGCCATATCCGTTGGTCCATAATTGTCGATATCGAAGTAAACTTTGTTTGAAATAACTTGGTCAGCTGACCATGCAGCTGATGTTACTGTTATTGCTTCATCAAAAGTCAATACGATATCAAAAGTTTCTCCTCTTGCATATTCACCGGCAGTAAAGTCTGCTGATAAAATATTAGCCGCCCCTAAAGTTACGCCTAAGTTTCCTAGGGCCACAATCACTTCTGAATCAGCACTTGAATTACCGTTACCACTTGAAGCAGTTCCAGCTTTCATTTCCCAACCTCTAGTAGTTGCAAAACAATCTTCTTTTTTGTGCTTAGAATTGTCGCCTTTTAGAAATTTTGGTCTACTTTCAGCGGAAGTTGATTTTCCCCATGAGCTCATAATTTCTCTCCTGTTATAAATTTAATTAATTGCAATTAATCACCTTTTTAATATATGATACTATTTATAAGAGATAATCTCTATAAACCTAGTTTTTTGAGTTCTGAAATTGTTGAACCTGTTCTTTTATGTCTAATACCTATACCACCTTTTGCACTAAACTCTTTAGTGTTTCTTATATAATCATCTATAAGTATAGTATTTTTCTTTGAATAGATTTGTTTTTGACTTCTTTGTACTAAATGAATTTTAGCACTAGATATTGATATGTTTTTTGATAACCACTTTCTTTTACCAGGCATACATGCTGGGTCTGATGATGAATATGCTGATAAGATTCTTACATCATGTTTTTTAATATAGTTCCATAACATTTTACCATCACCTTTCCATGGCATAGTTTCCCAAAATCCACCATGGTCTCTAACAGGTTTCCATCTGTCATGTACACTTAATGTTTGAAATTTTGAGAACGGCATTTTTGCTGTTCGAGCCCATTGCCTTTCAAAGTCGCAAAGGACTCCATCCATATCACAATATATTATCATTATTTATCGTATTCTACTTCTGGTGTTGTATCTACTTTAGTAGCAGGTGAACCAGTCATAGCTTTTTTCTTTCCGTCTTTATCTTCACTTTTACTGTTTAATGAAGCGCCACAGTTAGAACACTTATGAGCGTCAGCGTCATTCATATGACCACAGTTAGGACACTTTATTTTTTCTTCATTCAGGCTTTTTTTTTCTTCTTCTACTGGTTTGTAGTATTTTGCCTTATCTTCTCTTGTTTCTTCTTCGTTAGCAGCCTGATTCCAAATGTCATGTACTGTATCTCTTAAAGATTTAACTTCTTCTTTTTCTTCAGATTCTTCATTTACAGATTCGTTTACTCTGTAATAAATCTTTTTGATTTCTTGAGCAGATAAACCCATTTGACCATAATACTTTTTGATTAAGTCATTTAAACTCATATCAGAAGCGTCATCTTCAACATCCATTAAGAAGTCTTTGACACCACCTTCTTCTAGTTCTACTGATTCTGTTAGTTTAGGTCCGCCAACTGCACCTGTGCCTTCACCTGGTGAAGTTCTCATATTCTTTTTTTGAATCTCTTTTGAACCTTCTTCATTTTTTGCTGTATGTTTTTTGTCTATCTTATTAAAGAAAGCTTTCTTTTCCATGTCTGACATAGAACCAATTCCTTTACCAGTCTTTTCAAGTTCTTTCTTAAATAATTGTTTGTAATCTTCGGATTGTTTGCCTTCTGTTACGCCTGCTACCATATCCTCTAGACTACCTTTTTTAGTTTCAAGATATTTACTCATCTCCCTTCTCCTGTTTTAATAGTCTGTCCACAAGGTTTCTAGCACCCTCGTAGCCATCAATGTTTAGTTTTTTCTTAACAATATTAGTAGCAGTTCCGAATTTAACATTATCGGCGTCTTTACCATATCGTTTTTTGAAATCATCTTTAGGTAATTTGTCTGCGACTTTTTTTACCATATCTACTTGTTTGTCTGTTAAATCTGCCTCTTGTACAGATTCTTCTAGTTCTTCATTCTTTGGCACACAGTTAGGTACTCTCTTACCACCTTTCATTTTGAAACCTACTTGTTTGTGTGAATCCCAACATGCCTCATTTTCTATATCTTCAGCCTGTATATATCCTTTTGACTTATACTTATCAAAATCAGATTTATCTATAACTATTACTTTGCCATTTTTAACAAC